GACACTTAATGGTGCAAGAAGTATAATAGACTCAAAGCCTATACGTTCATTAAACAGTGTTGTAGTAGTAGCACCGCCTGTGTTAAGCGTAATCTCCCCTGTATTGTTAGACTTGCCTTCTACCAAGTTGTTCACCACTTCAGCAACTAAACGTGGGTCACCACCTTGAAATGGTAGCTTACGATACATTCTAGTCATTAACGGTTACCCTGTGGTTTCAGTTCTACGTCTACTGCCATAGCAGTTGTCCAGTTTCCTGTAGGTTGTACAGAGAATCGGTGATACCTACCAGCACTACGGAAGCTACATCTACCTTCAGAAGTTGCAGGTACATAAGCACTAAACTCAATCGTGTCATCAAGCTCTCTACGGCTTGCTACAGCTACGTTAGCAGTACCATTGTCTATCTGTGGTCTTGCTAGGGTTGCTACAGAGTTATAGCCTACCTCTACATCTGTGGTTACTAATGTTGGAGTAATAGATGTGCCTGTAAATATAGCAACCTTAGTATCTTTAGCACCTGCAAATAAGAACTTACCACCAATAAATAGTCGTGAGTCTAATGAGGCAACTAATGTGTCTAGTGTAGTGCTTTGTGCTAATGCTTCTGCCATATCGGTCGCTGTACCTGTACCAGCTCCTGCACCTGTTGCAGTAAAGGTTAATCCTACTGTATTTGCTGATGCTCCAATAGCAGTGAAGTCAGTTGTTGCACCACCAATGCCATCGTCAAGGCTAACAATAGTATAAGATTTTCCAGCAATGGTTGCTGTAGCTATAACATCAGATTTACTATTTATACCTTCTAATGTTGTTCCTGTAGTAGCAATAGTACCTACTACATCAGATACAGTATCAGCTCTTGACCATTTTTGTAATTGCCAGTTGTAAATAAGGATACTTCTAGTACCTTGCGTATTAGCATAATTCCATACAACCAAGTTTTTAACTGGGTCAACGGCTGCACTAATTGTGCCAATTTGTGTCAAGTCAGCATTGTCAAAAAACCATCTATCTACTTTTTCTGTTCCAATCCCGTTAACTGTTTGACCATCGGTGCTATACCAACCATCATCAGATAAGAAGAAACTTAATGCTCCATACTGTGCTACCGAGTTACCTTCTAAACAACCTAATCCGCTAGAAATGGTATCAAACTGGAAGAATAAAGGAGAGCCGACATACGATGCACGTACCAATGTCTTTTCTAAGAATATAATCCCAAACTCACCACCTTGAACAGCTTGAATGTTTCCGCCATCAGGAATAATTTGGTAATCACTTTGACTTGTAGAGCCAGATACCCAATCAGTTTCATCATTAATGTCTGACCACTGCACCTTGTTAGCATCTGTACCACCTGCAATATTACCTGCAAATACAAAATCTCTAACAGTGGCAATATCTTTTGCTATGGGAGCTGTTGCAGAAACATCAGCAAATGTTGTAGATACCCCAACAGTCCATGCCTGTATTATCTCAGAGTTGTTAGAGGCTAATACTACTTGTCCAAACTGTTCAAACTTCCATGTGCTGTTACCACCGTACCCACCAGCTTTAGATACATCATTTAGGTTTAGTGTGGTGTTATCCATTAAGAATAGCTTAGTTGCTCCACCAGCAAATACTTGTACGTTGTCACCATACTTAGCAACAAAGATAGCGTTTAACGGTTCACTGGCAGCGTTAGAGTAATCTTCTGCACTAGGAAATGCTCCGTATCCTATACCTACAGGAAATACGTTTTTAGCATCATTCAGTGAGCCTGCATTAGCAGGTTGGTCTGGCAACCATTCGGTAAATTGTATTCTTTGATTTGACATATTAAGACTTCATAATAAACGCAAGTGCGTAGTATGGAGGTAAGTTAGCATTTGTTGTATTGCCAGAAGAACCAGCATAATTAACTGTTGTACTTACACTAATTCCTGTTGTTTTTGATGCTGTGGTTAAAGTACCAGCAATTGCAGAATCAATAGATAAATTGCCACCGCCAGAAGAACCGCCACCACCTGTATTGCTTAAATTATGAAAGTGACCAGGGTCAGTTACAGATGAGGTTGCGGTATGATTATGGTAAGGAATAATGGCATCTTTACTACCACCTGTTTGCGTATAACTTCCTGTAACATTAGTTTTAGCAGCACCGCCATCATCAGCATTAGCACCAATAATAAATTTATTTCTTAAATCTGGAGTTTCACTTGCTCCATTACACAATAACCAACCACTAGGGATAGTAGCAATTGTGCCTGACCACATCATAATCATGCCAGATACAAAGGCGGTTGATGTTGTCCATGTTGGAGTTGCTCCACTACCTGTAGATGTTAAGAACTGACCAGATGTTCCAGAGTTACCGTCAACAGTAAAGTTACCAGTAACGGCTAATGTACCTGATGAGGTTAATGTTCCAGAGTTAGTCAAACTATCACCACTAGAACCATCTACTAAATTTTTAATTTGCGACATCAACTCTCTGCCCATATTATTGAGCGTTGAGGGGGGACATCCTTCATTTATGTTGATACCGTTAATATCGGTATTGCCAGAGGCATTTGAATCCCATTCTGATACTTTAGTTTTTGCCATGTGTTATCCCTTTAATTTCCAATCGTTATCACCTACTGTTGAATCTGTCCAAACACTACTTCCAGGAGCGGTAGTAGTCCATGCTTCTACGTCATATACTACATCAGTCCATTCTTCACCCAGTATTGTGCCTAGTGCTGTTACTGTTCCTACACTATTTATAGAAGCATCAAAAGACTTAATTACTCCTCCTAAGACACCTAATGTTGCTACCCCTTCTACACTTGCATGACCATCTGCAGTAAATCCACCTAAAGCAAATACGCTTGCAGTACCAGCTATGCTAGCATCGTTAAGACGTATTCTAAGCCCTTCAGCCGTTAATGTAGCCTCTCCTGATATACTTGCATCAGCATAGATAATAGAGCCTGAGAGAGCCACTGTGAGCGTTGCAGCACCACTTATATCGCCACTACCAAATGCTATGTAAACAGCGTTAGCGGTGACTGTAGCTTGACCTGTAATAGCACCACTAGCATCGTTAACTACCCCACCTAATGCAGTTAATAACGCTGTGCTTGTAATGCTACCTGAACCAAATGTTATTTTTAGTCCATCAGCCGTTACTGTAGCAGTAGCAGATATAGAGCCAGCAGATGTTCTAACTCGTAACGCATCAGCTACAACTGTGCCTACGCCTGTGATAGATGCAGAGCCTAGCTTGGCAACTGCTCCACCTACGGTACTATAAGGAGCTTCCGAGAATGATTGAAAGCCAAACATTAATCAGCCTCTTTTAGTGTATCGCCTTTTAGTTTAATGCTAGCCATTATTCACCTTCCTTTGGATGTGCTTCTTTAACTGACCTGATATGGTCTAGCCATGTCTCTGTACCATTCATTGTGTCGTGGTATTGCATATCTAGTTGTTCTTCTAGTGGAGCGTATGCTTCCTGCCTTGCAAACTTGTATGCTTCTGGGTCTACCCAAGCATCTACTTGTGCTTCATTTATAGTTACTTCATTGCCACTTACATCATATGCTGTATTACCATCAATAGTAACAACGTCTGGGTGTAGTGCATATATCGCTTTATGATTCATTATCCTGCTACCTCCATTACAATTATTGTACTAGCACTTCTTCCATCATATCCAGAGGTATCAGAATCTCTAACACTTCTATTTAAATAAAGAGTCGTTCCATTGCTAGACCTAACACCTAACGAATAAGTAACTGCTGATGTAGTGCTTGGTGAATCTAAAGCAACCAATTGATAGTTTGGAGGAGCATTGTTACCAAAATTATTTTGAGCAACATATACTCTTGGTCTTGAGCCTGATGCATCACCTTGCAAAATCGCTGTTCCATCTCTTTGTAAAGTAGCATACCCATGACCAGTATCAGCATCAATAGCAAATTGAGTGGTTGCCATAACTAATATTTTAGAAGAGGTTGACGATGGTGTAATTACAACAGACAGCCCTGATGGGATTTGATAAGCGGTATTTGTTGTAGTATAGGCATCTGTTTTATTAGAGTTTAATACTTGCAGTATCTTTCCTGATGCTGGTAAGTTTGTTAATTGTGAACCATCACCTGTAAAAGAAGTTGCTGTTAAGCCATTAGCTACCGTTACATTATCACTGGCATCTATGGTAATGACATCACTACCGTTCTTTTGTATTGATCCAGTGGTACTGGTTGGACTCTTTATGCTAATTGTCATTAAATACTTGCTCCTTTCAATTCATCTACCGTAGTCATACTGTCTACTTGATTAGTAATATCACGAAGTCTTTGTTTCTCTCCTACAATAGCTGATGTGTCTTCACCTGATTCTAATGCTCGTTGGAACAATACATCTTGTGCTTTAAGCAATGGCTCACGTTCTGCACGTAGCCTATCCTTTGTGATGTCTTTAGCTTTGTCTATGTTGACTGTTATTCCCATATCCACGCATCCCTAAATGTTCTATCTGATGGTACTTCTGAATCTTCTACAATGTGATACTCTGCACCTGTTGGTATGTCTTTCATACAGGCTTCAATAGTATCGGCAGGTATGATTACTGCTACTCCACCTTCTTCTGTTTTATATACTATTCTCATAATTATCCTTATCTAAAGATTCCAACCATTACATAGGCACTATCTGCTCCTGCCCCACTATATGCAAATGTTCCTACTTTACAATTTGTTGTTGCAGGTGCGATTATTGGGCTTCCACTATATCCATTAGCACCAAAGTGAACTATATCACTACCTGATGCTAATCCTTGAGCTGAACCTATAATTGCGTAATTAGAATCAGGCATAGCAGTTGTAAAGTTAATTGTGTAATCGCCTGTATTGTTATCTGTAATAGAACTGACATTACCACTAGCACGAATAGCAACTGTACCTGTACCATTAAAGTTGACCCATGCTCTTGCTGAATATGATGGTGCTGAACCACTTGCTGTTGTAAGAGCTGCAGGTGCTGGTATTGCAGTTAATTGTGAACCATCACCAACAATGCCAGTAGAATTAAACTGTGCTACCTCTGTAGGACTATCAGCATTGCCTACACCAATCCTTAATGTTCCATCAGGTGATGCTGGCTGATAGATGGTAAAGTTATTAGTGCTTGTAGCATCTGTTCCGACTTGTAGTTTTTTACTTTTTACTGTACTCATGATTGATTATCCATTTGAGCTTCTTGTTCTGCCAAAAATGTAGCGTATGCGTCTTTTACTTCTTGTGTGTGAAACTGTCTGCACATTGCTTGTACATCTGCGTGTTCGTTGCTGTGGTCTTGGTTAGGAGCTATTACCCAACGATGATATGAGCTAGATATAACATTTCCATTTTCTATAATGTCAGTTCTTTTACGCACTTGAATATGCTTATAATTACCAACTACTTCTATTTTATCTATTGTTGTTGTTTTTTCTAAAGCCATTTTGTTATTTCCTTGTTGTCCACCTCAAGAGTCCACTTAAGGTAATTAAGTTGTTTGATAAGTAAATGCTCCAATAATTCTGTCACCAGAGTAGTTTATATTTGTTCTTGAAGAATTTCCGTTATACATAAATATCATCTTA